AGTATCCAAAACATCATCGCTCCTTTGGACGGCTTTTGACTATGTCTGCAAACTCATCGCCGCCTAGATACCAAAAGGGCTTTGAGCCGTCCTCATACTGAAATTTCGCGAAGTCATCAGGGTGCGTCGCAAGGTGCGCGATCACTCGAAAGATATTCGTAATATTTGAGCTGTCCCATTGGTCGCACTTTCTAGCACGCAAGAAAATCACTATCGGGCAGGCTAGAATCCCAAGAATAAACGCCGGGAGAAATATCAAAAGGTAGCTCATAGCGCCACCTCAATCGTGTCTGCGAAAGTGATCGCGTCTAGCTCTTTTTTATCCTTGGCTTTTGAAATTTTGAGCTCGTAGCCCCATTTTAGAGTATGAAGTTTTTGGCCTCCAATCTGAATTGCCTTTTTGATATGCTTCAACTCCTCTTGCCCGTTTATCTTTTTCATTGAGTTGTCATACATTCGGAATGCCCGCACTTCCAAGCTGTCGAATGTGTCTATCATAGCCTCGACATTCAGCAGATAGCGATACCCTCCATTTATGAGCCCGAAGCCTTTGAGGTTGATCTTGCAACTATCGCCCATCGAATGGGTCCATCTTGCAAGCTCTGCGGTCTTTGCCTCGCGTAGCTGCTCGATTGGGGGCTCTTTCGGAGTTTCGCGTAGCCCCAAAGTATCTTGCCCTAGTGAGGTAATCTTTACTTCGCGATTGTTCTCGTCGTAGTAGATCGCGCCGCGATCATCTTTGACGTATTGCCAAGCGCCCTCTTTAAAGCATACCGCAAAGCCATTTTTAGAGGCTAGAGGTTGCTTATCCGTAGCATTTGCGGGGATTAAATATACATTTTCCTCAAGCGGACTTTTTTGTGCCTCGCTTTGCCCTATATATTCTCCCGATGTCCCGTCATAATTGTAGATTTTCATTGCCCTTTCCTTAATATTTGATATAAAAATTTACCGATATGTTGCGAGGTCGGTTTTCATTGGCCACCGGGACCAATCTCTCGGGCTCAAATACAACTTTCCACACTGGATCGCTAGTTCCATCTCCGCTTCCTGTTCCTATATCTTTCTCTATACGAAATACTCCACCAGAATCTTTTCTGTCATTCGCCCAGGTATTGAACCACCCGGTGATGTTCCTGATAGCATCTCCTTGTGCTGAGCCTAGTGCGCGTCCTGCATCTACTCCGCGTCCGTTATCCACGCCTCTAATAAACTCACCGCGCAGATCGGGGATATTAAAGGTAGTAGAGCCGTTGCCCGCTCCATATGCTGTCCCAATAGCCTCAAAAAGCGTGCTATAGCTGGTTCGAGAAAGCGCCGAGCCGTCACAGAGCAAAAACCCGTCGGGAGTGGACGCTCTCGCACTAACGATGATAATGCCCGCAGGGAGTGCATTTTCCCCCGAGATCGCTAATCTCCTCCAGGCAGAAGTTGAGTTGTTAAAATACTTATACCATCTATAGGTATTTCCCCCGTAGCTCCAAGTAACGCTTATTTCGCCATTGCTGACGACCTCTACCAACCCGCAATTCTCTGGCTTATTTGACCCTTTTTCTCTTGTGGCATAGTATATTCCGGGTTTTATATTTTTCCAAAAATCGGATGAACCATAATCTCCGTCAGGTAATTCTTTTGTAGTAGCAGTATGAGAGAACTCTCTTATCAGATCCTCTGAGGGAATATTATCTTTTTTGGCGTATTTATCGGCGGCAAGACCGCCGAGTTTTGTGCTATCGACCGCAGCGTCAGTCTTTTTTAGAAAAGTTTGCTCGCTCCACGCCTCGCTAGCTATAACATCCCACGCGTCTTTATCGTCAGGAGGCTTTTTATTCGTATTTGTAACTTTCGCTTGATAGAGTTTACTATTAAAAACGCTTACGGCACCCATCGGATATTCCTCCTCTGCGCTCCATTCGCTTACGCCGCGCTGCAATTGATAAGCTAAAGCTTTATCTACCCTATTAAAAGCCGCGTTAAAATACTCCATAGGCGGGATAAAGCCTAAATTTTCAGTTACGCCCCATCCGCGTTTAATATTTGGAAATTCTACTATTTCGCCAGTTTTTGCATCGCTGGCGAAAATCTCATTTTTCGGTCTTTCGTATATCATTGTTCCCTCCCTAATATTCTTGCAAATTTGCCGACGCCAAAGCCCAAATTTTCCTTATTTTGGCTAAATCCAAAGCTTTTTGCGCCCGCTATTAAAATCACATTTAACCCCACGCCTACGGGTCGGGCTAAAAGATCGTTTTTAAAAATTAAGTTAATTAGAAATTGCGTAGCTTCGGCGTTTTTTAACACCATATTTAAGGTCATATCGTAATTATCAAATATAAAATTCCCGCGCCCTAATAAGAATTCAAGCGACCTATAGAGATTTTCTAGCGTGCCTGTTTGGTAATTCTTGATGATCTTAGCCTTTATTAAAAACCTGAAGTCGTAATCGTTCAAATAGAAACTACCCCTTAACGAATTGCCTAAGCGGTAAAATTCGCCCTTATTAAAACCTAGTTTTTTGTCGGCTTGCGTAAAGGCGAAAAAATCTTTTAAAATTAAATTTTGTTGCTCTCTGCTAATACCTACGTGCCTACCCACCAAATCTAGTGCATAACCGCTCGCGGTATCTATATTTAAAATCTCGGCTACCCTTACCGCATCGTCAAAGGTTTTATAGACTTCGTCGTTTAAGAGGCTTGCGGTCGCTCTAGCGCGCGGCTTTTTGCGGTATTGCCAAATTAGCTCCACCATTACGCTACCGCCACATCAATATCGACTTTATTTATCACGCAGACCTCACGCACGCCTACGACCAAATGTTGCCCGCCGTTAATGCTAAATTGGGCGACTTCAAAGCCCTTAACTTTGTTAATAATGCTATAAAGGCGGCTAATATATACGTCCTCACCTATGTTAAAAACATACTCCGATAACAAATCTTTAATTTTGTCCGTGTTAATGTCGGTCGCGCCCTCGGTGCGTTTTAGGCGTAAAATTATTTTAGGATTGATTTGCGTCGGACGGTCAAATTTAACCTCTCTTTTTTGTCCTAAAAAATCAACGTCCATTTTTGTTTGCCCCTGCACTCCGCAGCCGCCTATTTTCTTTTTGAGTATCGCTTCGCCTATTGCGCTATCATCCCCGCCTAAAATTATCGCATTTAAGCTATGCGGCTCTACGCCGTTCGTGTCGGCTTGATTAGTGTAATTTTCTAAAACCTTACATTGCTTTACGCCTTTTAGCGTAAGCAAATACGCTTCTAACCCTTGGCGTTCGTCGTTGTTGTTGATGCTGTGGCTTTGCATAAATCTAAGTAGTAAATCGCCGTCGCTTTCCTCGTCAGCTCCTAAAACCGATTTTTGGGTAACTACTACGCGATCAATACCTAAGATTATCTCTTGCATCTCTAGTTCGTCTTGCTCGTTTAGCACAAACGCTCCCGTTTCTAGGCTGGTGATGCTTACCACGCGCGACCCCTCGTTGCCTAGCGCTATATCATAATCCGTCGCCCATAAATTGCCGCTTTTGTCTTTTAAGACCGCGCCTTTTTTGATTATCGTTCCACTCGCGCCGTGAAAAGTTATGCCGTTTGCGGTGCTAAATCGCGCGCTTTTACGCAAAAGCCCCGCGTAAGCTACGCGCTGGTCTAGCCATTCACCTGTTGCCAAATATGGATCTAGCATTTGCACGATGAAATTTAAAACTTGATTAACTTCGCTTAATGCTTCGCTAAAAAGCCCTATCATTTGCCCGTCTGGAGTTGATGAGCCTAGCTCTAAATCCTCGCCGTAAATAGCCTTAAAACCGTTTTCTAGACGTTGCTTAATACCTTCTAGCTCGTCGATTATTATTCTATTCTCGCTCACTTGCATTTATATATAACCTTTGGCTTTCATCGTAGATATCGCGATACTCGACCTCTATCGTCGCTTTGCGTTCGTTTAGGCTTATGTTTAAAATCTCTAAACTACTAACGCCTTCAACGCTTAAAATTTGACGTCTTATTTCATCTCGCATTTTGTCTAAATTTGGATTTTTGGCTAAATAATCAAACCATTTAACCCCGCTTTCAAAATCCAAAAACCAATCATTGTAAAGGCTTAAAATTTGGGTTTTAACGTTTTGGGCTATTGCGTCGCTGCCCTTTTTATGCCCTAATAGCCAATCGCCGTTATCGTCTATCGCCCTTGCTTTCATTTATGCCCTTAATTTGGCGGGGTTGTCGTTCCGCCGCTATCGCCGCCGTGCGTATGCTTTTTCAAACTTACGCCGTCGGCTACCATATCTTTTGCCGTAATTGTACCGCTGCTTATACTGTCGCCCTCGGCTTGTGTGAAATTGCCTTTTAGGGTTTTATTGCCCGTTTGGGTGTAGTCGCCGACCTGCTCTATGTCGCCTTTTATTAGGATTTTGCCGCTGGCGAGTTTTATATAAGTGTCCTTATCTAGCGTCCGCATACAAACGCCGTCTAAATCTACGTTTTTTACCGCTGCGGGGCGTGGGCTAAATCCCGTTAAAAAAAAGCCGTCGGAATAGTCGTGTAGCCTAAAATCTAGCGGCTCATTTTTGCTAGCGTTTGCAAACCACCCGTCAATACACCGCTCAGCAAATACGCAAAGCCCGTGATCGCCCGCTTTAATAGGCGTCGTGATAACAAAATCGCCGCCCCTAAAGAATTGCACGGGCACATCGTCAAGAGGCGGTAAAACCACGCTTACGCCGCCTCTTTTTAACTCGTTTACCATTAGCTCGACTTGCACCGTGTTATCGCTCACATTAAATTTAAGCACCTTTGCGGGCAGCGCGGTGTGGATTTGCGCTTTAAGGCTTAACAGTCCGCTATTTAAAACCTGCGTTAAATTCGGTTCGTTCATTTTTTCTCTACCTTATGGAATTTACCGTTTACGGCGATTAATTCCGTCTGCCAAGTATCGTTTAAAAAATCGCCGCTGTGGGTTAGTTGGGTGATTTTGTAGTCGCCGTCATATTCGCTTAAAATCGACTTCACCCTTACTAGCCCGCCGATGTTTAACTTAGGATTTAATAGGCAGGTTATCTTTAATCCGTCGTCGGTTTTTTCAGGACTGCCGATTAATCCCGTTTGCTCGCTTAAAATAAAGCCCTCGCTATTATTTAACACCTTATTTTTGGGCAAAATATTTAAATTGCCGTCTAAAATATGCCAATTCGCATCGTTATTTTTTGCTACGTGCTTTAAATACTCTTTAATATCGCCGCTTAAAACCTTGCAACGCGGTAGTGCTTTATCGCGCGGTAAATCTATTACGCCTTGTTTTGAGCTGATCATCGCTTTCATACACATATTCACGACATCGCTATCTTTAACGCCTGCTTTTAGCGTAGTATAAACGCGCCCCCTAGAATAGTCCGCTTGCCCGTCGCCGCTTTCAATATGCGTGATAAAATCCAAATCGTCGCGGATAGTATAAGCTTGCGTTATCTGCCCTGCAAAAATCAATCTCGGATCGTCATATCCTGCGAATAATTTGACTTGATTAAAAATTTTATTTGCTATTCGGTTGCGATTATCGGCATTTAGGTTATAAATTTCGATTTTGCTGGTGTTAGGCTCCTCGCTTATTGTTTTTTCAATATTAAAGCTTATGGCTAGATTATCTATTACTATGCTTTGCGTGCCGTTACCCACCTCTAAGCGGTAGCGTCTGCCGTATTGCCTCACGTCCTATCCTTTGCCGGTTCGCTAATTGCCGCCCTAAAATCATCTTTACCCACGGCGTATAGTTTTAGTCGCTCGCCTAGCTCGCTATAATCTACGCAATTAATGCCGCTTTTGCTAGCGTCAATTAACATTAAAACAAAGGGCAAATTCTTATTAATTAGGCTGGGCGCATTAACCGCTAGCCCCTTGTTAAAAGCTAAAATTTTATTGCTGTTTAGGTCGGTTAGGTCATATTGCCAAACGCTGCCCACCTCGTTGAATTTGAGCGTTAATTCTAGCTCTAACCCAAAAATTTCAAAGCTTTGCGTTTGTTTTTGTTCGGTCGTGGTCGGTATTTCGTAAATCAAAACATATCCTTTAAAACGCTAGTTTTCTTTTGTTTGGGTTCGGTCTTGCCTAAATTAACGCCGCGCTTAGCGGCTCCACCGCCTACATTTAGCCCTCCGGCGGTTTTTGTTTCTACGACGAATACCTCCTCCAATGTAAGCATAGCGTCGGCATATAAATCGCTTTCGGTCGTTATTTCAATGCTAGTAATTAGCATATTTTTATAGGTTCTTAGCCCCGTAGTAACCTCTAAAAATTCGCCGCTTTTTTGTATTTCCAAAAGCTTTTCATATAGGCTTTGTAGGCGGTTTTTCGCTGCGCTATCGTCTTTATTTGAATTGCCGTCCGTTAAAAAAGGGGCTATTTCTCGCGCCTTTTTATCTATGCCGAAAATTTTAGCGTACCGCATTGCCTCATTTTTAATGTGCTTCACGTTGTTATAGAGTTTGTAGGCTTTTTGTGTAAAACGATGAGCGGTTTTTATAAAGGGTAGGTTAAAGCGAATTATCTGCGTAATCTCGTCAAACTGCGTAAAGCTAGGTGGCTCATAAGCTACAATCTTTCCCTTAATTGTTATTTGTTTAGGCTCTAAAACGGCATGATCGGCTACGTTTGCCCCGCTTTCTATCGGGTTTTTAGTGGTGCGGAGCGTGCTTTTATTCTCTTCCTGTTCGGTTGTGTCTAATTTAAACGTTCCTATCTTTCGGCTTATTAGCTCCAGCATTAATAGCCCCCTATAAAATTGGCGTGAGTAAACGCCAGGTCGTTCTTTTGTCTATTGTTTATTATCTGATTAGCCATTTGCGGGTTATTGGTATTGACATTTATTGTGGTCGTCGCCGTGCCGCCTTGATATTGCACCGTTCTATTATTGTCGGCATATTGCGTCACTATGGCTGCTTTAGGGACGTCATGCCCGAAACCGAAAAAGCTTTTAGCTCCCTCCCACATATCGCTAGCAGTCTGCCCTATATCAAAATTTTTAACGGCGTTTATTATTGGAGCGATATATTCATCATACTTCTCTTTTATCCACGCAAACGCTAACTCAAAAGGCCTTTTTATAGTCTTGCCTAGGTTTTCAAAGCCCGCGCTAATAAAAGTCCATGCAACGTTAAAAAGATTTTTTATGCCTTCTATAAAAATATTAAAAGCTATTTTTATGTTGTCTATAAAGGCGTTAAATACCGCTTTTAGCCCGCCCCAAAGCCCATCCCACCCTTGTTCTATTAAATCAAAATCCGCGGTGAATATGCCTATAAAAATTTTAAAAATTCCTATTATCGCATCAAACGTGCCGCTAAAAATAGACTTAATATTATTTAAAATTCTATCGATTGTCGGCTTAACGCTCTTAAACCAATCTAATGCTTTTTTACCCCACTCTATAAACGGCTTCCAGTAGTCGCCGAATAAGCTTTCCCCGCCGTCTAAATAGGTCATTAAGTCATCGATTAGTAGCAATAACGCGCCTATGGCTAAGATAACCCAGCCGATAGGGTTGGTTAAAAATGCTGCGATCATCGCTCTTTTAACTACGGCGAAAACGCCCACTAAAATTAATAGCGCCGCTTTCCACCCTATCGTGCTGCTTACCAGTTTATCTAAAAATCTAAGGCTATTAGTAAAAACTTGCCCTAGCTTCAATATCCATTTAAATACCTTAGCCAACCCCTCGACTACTAGCACTTTATTGGCTTTTAAAAAATTCGTAAAACCTACCAAACTTTGATTAACCGTCGGGATTAGCTTTAGCGCCACTTGGGTCGTTATAGAGCGTAGCGCCGTTTTTGTATCTTTTAGTCTATCTTGATACTCCTGCGCTTGCTTGATCTCTTTTTTTGTTATATTAAAAAGCTTATTTTTTTCTTTTGCAAATTTTTGTATATTTTCTAGCGGGACTCGTATATAATTGGCTATCAGCCCGCTGACGGCTGCAGCGGCCGCTCCGAGCAGAAAAAATCTATTTTTAAGCTCTCCCAGTTCTTGCCTTAGCCCTCTAGCGGGCTTTTTATTGCCTATCTTTTCAGTTTGTTTGGCAGCTTGCTCGGCGTTTTTCCCCACTTCTTCTTCCGCCTGCGCCATTTTATGGAGTTCTGCGGAGGCTTCTTGCACCTTTTCTCTCGTGGCCTCGCACCACTCTTTAGCCTCGGCTTGGACGCCTTCTAGTTTCCCTATTAGTTCGGCATTTTTAGCCATACTCTCGTTTACCGCACGGCTTATCGGTTGTGCCGTTTGCTTGGCAGCATTAGAAATGTTTTTTAGCCCTTGCTCGATTTGCCTTATTTTACCGCTATCGACATCAAAACCAATTCTGTATAAAAATTCATCTAAAACCACGCCTAATCCTTTTATGTGATTGTAGGGCAAATTTAGGGGACGTTTCGGGTGTAATCCCCAGCTACTTTTTGGAGTTTCTTAGCTCCTCTTTGACCAGCTCGATTATGACTTCGTGCATTGCGATGCCGTCCTCAAAGTCATAAATAGTGCGCAGATCGTTTAACGTGGCGTAGCCTTTAACAATCGGTAGCCACGTTATCCAATCTATCTCAAAATCACCTTTTACGCCTTGTTTAGGTAGGCTGTTATACCCGTTAAGGACTTTGCCCCAGCGGGTAAGAAGTCTAAAAAATGGTATTTTAACCCCTCGAATATCAGCTGTGCGTAATCGCCCCTGTTGGTATTAAAATGCGCCTCGGCCCCACTTAAATTTTTAAGCAAAATTTCGCCGCCCTCTGAATTGATCGTGCTAGCGTATTTTAAAATAAAATTCTCGACGCCGCTAAACGCGGGGCTACCTACATTGGCGATAATTTGCCCCACGTCAATATCCACATTTTCGCCTTGCATCCTGATAGCATCCTTGGCTAGGCTTAATAGGTTTTGAAGCTGCGCTTTGGTTTCAAAGAAGTTCGCGCTTCTTAAAACGTATTTGTTCGAATTTATGATTAGCTCGTAAGTTTGCATTAGTTGCCCGCCCCGCTTTCTAGCCGCTTATTAATTCGTTCAAAAGCTATTTTAAACTCGGTCGGATTGTGCGCGTCGCCCCTCTTAAGCCCGCCGTCGTTCACGAAAAAGCCGTTTAAGCCGCTTAGCTCGTCGCCGTTTAGCGTGTCTTTAAACTCCATCGTCATAGGACTAAAGCTTTTAAATTCGCTTCTTTGCTGGTTGTAAAGGTCTTGTAAAAATTTGCAGTCCTCGCTATGTTGTAGAAGCTTTAGCGTGAGCGTGCCGCTTTGATTGCAGCTGCCCGTAAATACGCCTCTACCGCTCGCCCCTATCGTATAAGCTCCTGCGTCGTGCGCGCTTTCTATGCTTATCGCGTCGCTGCCGTCGGCGTAAGCAGTTATCTCGTAGCCGTTTATAAGTAACACTATCGTATCGTGTTGGTATCTTGCCATTTTCGCCCCCTTATCTATTGTAATTTATCAAAATATCGACGCTATGGATCGCGCCGGCTAGCTTAATTGCTACGCTGATCGGCACTGATTTTCTAGCCTCGCGGTCTGCTTGCAGCTGCTCGGTATAGCTTGGGCTGTAAACGTAATAGCCTAAATCTAGGTAGTCGCCGCTTTCTAGCGTGCCTACCGGGTCGCCTCGCCACTGCCCTGGTGCAATAAAGCCGTTTTTAACAAATTGTTCGCAAACTTGCTTAACGGCCGCGGTTAGTCGCACTTGCCCTTTATCGGTTTGCGGCACTTTTTTAGCGCCCTTAAGCACATTGAAAACGGCTATTTGCGTGCGGTTGTTAAATGCATCTAGTCCTACGGTTTCGTCGATAAATTTACCGCCTAGCGCTACGCCCTCGGCTATCATACTTACGCCGTCGTAATCGGTATAGTAGTTTACGCCTAGCTTGTCGCACTTTTCGGCTAAATTTAGCGTGATTGTCTCGTCGGTGCCTGCGGTTTTTAGATTTTTAAATTTCATCGTTTGCGCGGTGTTGCTACCCTCCCAATTCGTGCTTAACGCTCTGGCTAAAAGCTCCGCGCCTGCGTGTTCGTCGCCCGTGTTGTTGTAGGTTGCAAAAAAACGCCCGCTGTCTTTATCGGCTATCTTTTTGATTACATTTGTGTTTATGTTTTCAAGCTGTGCCGCGCGCGTGATCGTATAGCCTGCTACGCTAGGGTTTTGCGCCGACGTGATCCACTCGTTAAGCTCTGCGACTTCCTCATCTGCTAAGATAGCCGAGCTATACACGCCATAAAAGCCTTGTGTGGTGTTAAAGAGCTTGTCGAGAGCTTCGCTTAGGCTCTCTTTATTTTGAGTTACGCTATCTTTACCTACGTAAACATCGCTTTTACCGCTGACTAGGTTTAAAAGCGTGCCGATAAATTCGCCGCTGTCGGCTTTTTCAAAATAGCCCAACTTCGTGTTATCATTTTTGCCCGCAGTCGTTGCTCTAATTATAAAGCGGTTGCCGTCTGCGTCATAAACGGCTTTTAACCCGTCTTTGCTTAGTGCGGCGCTTAGTTTGGTAGCCACTGCCTCAAAATCTACCGCTGCGCTAAAATCTAAAGCGGTGTAGGTTTTGTCCGCTCCGCCTACGTTTAGTTTAAAGCTGCCGTTTGTCACGGCTTTTATCTTGTTTATGCCTACGTTTAGCGCAGATCCTCTTAGCTCGTTTGCCGTTGCTTGCGTAGTTTTGTTTACTTTCACCCATTTAGCGATTATCGCTTTTTTAACCCCGCTTACGCTAAAAATAGCTTTAGCGGCTTTTGTTGCGCGGCTGCCGCTTCCGAAATTTAGCGCTGCGTCGTGCGCGCTTGCTACGCTTACGAAGCGCACACTTGGATCGTCAAAAGCTTCGCACCAATCATCGCTTAAAATAGCAATTACGCTAAAATCTCTATTTTTTGCGATTTGCCCTTGCTCGTTCAGTTGGACGTTTACTATCCTTTTTATGGTTAAACTCATCTATTCACCTTTATGCCGAAATTTGCCGTTTTAATCTCGTTTTGAGAAACCTCTACGCGGTTAATGTAGCTAAGGGTTAAATCTATGCTCACCCTTTCCTCTACGCCGCCGCCCACCACTAAGCTTAAATTTCTAATCGGGCTAACGGTCACCAGTCCTAAGCCCAAAATTTTAAGCTCTTTTAAAAATTCGCTAGCATAAAACAGCGAGTTTAGTTTTTCTATTATGAAATTTGCGTTATTGCCGTAAGCATTAAGGCTTACTACGGCTTCGCGCGTTGAAGTAATTACCTCTTTTTCACCCTTGAAAAATTTATACTCGCGCCCTTTTTGCGTGCTAGTTAGCAAATGCAGCGTTAAAAATGCCGTTTTATCGTTTAGTGTTTTGGAGTAGCTGTCGCGCACTAGGCTTTCATTTACGCTCAAAGCCTTGGCTATCAAAACTTTCAAGCCCGTCAAATCTAACGCCTGCAAAGTTTTTGTATCCATACTCGCTCCAGTCTTGCATATTAATAATGCGGTAATTAATGCCTTTGTAAGTGACGACATCCTGCAAGCTTAGGTTAAATTTCGTATCTATCCTAATTGCTTCTTTGTATCGCTCTCCCTCGGGCAGTCTTTGCATCTCGTCGTTACTCAAAAACTGCACCACTGCCTTAAACTCGTCATCGCCTCTTTTGATAACTTGACAAAAATCGCTATCCTCAATAAGCTCACTAACGTTTATCATTTTCTGACCTCGTATGTGATCGAATTTAGCAGCTGAGCTGTGTCGATTAGCGGCTTTGAGCTTTTTTTGCGCTTTACGGTGGCGGGTTTTAGCGCGGGAGCTATACCCTCGGTTATAGCTCCTTTGCTTATACTTTTGGCTTCCTCCCCCATCGTTCCGAGCACTGCTTCCGCCGTAATTTGCCCCGCGATAAATTTTTCTACCGCATTTTTTGCCAAATTGGCTACTTGCGCGGCGTTATTTATTAGGGGTTTGCGTAAAAAGGAGCGTTCGGGGATATTATGCGCGGGGCTTCCGAATTCGTGCACGGCGGCGAGCTCTGCGTTTGAAAATTCGCCGCTTCTATCGTTAGTTTTAGCCGTTACGCCCACAAACACACCCAATCCTCTAAGTTCGGCTATTTTGGCTTCTAGTTTTCCGCTCATCTGACTAGCCCAAAATGCGGCAAAATTAGCTTTTTAAGCTCTAAAAACCGCTGCCCGTATTTAGTTAGGTAATAGCTGCCGAATTCGCGCTCAAAGCCCGTTTTCCCGCTTGTGTAGCCTATGCTTAAAGCGCCTACCGCCTTACTGCTTACTTCGCGTAGTGGTTGGGGGTTAGCCCCCGCATCTGCGCTTAAAGCCCCTTTCATTGCTAAAATGTGCGCGGCTAAATACAAAACGCCGACCTCATAAAAACGCCCCCAGATTTTTTTAACGACTTGCAGCTTAGCCTCGTCCAAGCTTAGCTCTATAAGCGCTAATTCTACCTTTTTAAACTCGGGGAATTTTGCTAAAAAGTCGGCACTCGTCATTTTTAAGCCTTATAATTTACATATGCGACTTTGTCAAGCTGACGAATTAGCGCGCCCGTAAATTTAGCTTTAACCGCGACTTCCCAGCTTAATACGCTTCTTTGGAATGGCTGCATCGCGGTCGGCGATAGCGCCCAATCGGTGCTTAATACGTCCTCGCTCTTGGTATATACTACGGCGCGGTTTTTGCCTTTGCCGCCGCCTAAGCCTTGTGCGAAGCCTAGCGGAATGCCGACGATGTTAACATCTATGCCCGTGCTTTGCGACAACGCCTCTTTAATCGCCATTAGCGCGTTTATGCCGCCATTGACCGCGCCGATAGAGTTGTCGTATTTACTGGCTAAGCTCATAAGGTCTTTGCTGTCGATCGCTATCGTATTAGGGATTAACAGCCCGCCGTTTTGCTCATAGCCGTGCTCGATTAGCGATAGGAAAAACGCTCTAGCTTCCGCGCTCGTCATAGCACTTATCGCCGTACCTCCCGTTAAATCTTTAGCCCTTACGCTTGTGTTGGTTAAAAGCCCTTGCACTGCGCCAATCTTACTATGCCCCACTAGCGCCGTCTTTTGCATTGTTAAAAGGGCTACGCGCTCTAGGTTTCTTAGCTTGGCGGTGTCTAGCTCGATTTTTAGCCTTTTTGCTCTCGCTACTGCTTCGCTAGTGTAGATTGCCGACTTCGCCCAGCTTAGGTAAATGCCTTTTTTGGCGGTGATGTTTAAATCCTCGGTTTGTAAAGATGTGGTATTTTCATCGATCAAGCCGTTTTCTAAATCCTGCGTTCCCTCAATTTCGCCATAATCTAGCGCGTCTATACTCTCATCGCCTTTTTGAGTGATCGGCACAAGATTAGCGAGTTGCACCTCTGGATATTCGCGCTCCTTAAAACCCTCGTTAAAGCTCGCCGCCGCATTCGCTAGCTGGCTTAAAACTTCCTCGTCTCTTAGTTTCATCTTATTCCTTTCTCATTAGTTTAACAAGATCGCCCGCCACGTCGGTCGCGTAGAATTTATCTTTTGCCGCAGTTAATGCTAGCGTTGCCGCCTTGGCTACTTTACCGGCGTCTGCGCCTGCCGTTGCTTCCACTTGGATCGTATCGCCTACGGCTAGCCCGTGCGCGTCTTTGCCTTGCGCCCAAATCTCGCTGCCGTAAGGCAAAGATAAGACGCTCATAACTTCGCTTGGTTTGTTCTCGCTCTTTGTGCCTAATTTTAGGCTAACGCCTAGAATTTGATCGGTAGCTTTACTTACTTTAGCCGCCCCGCCGTCTTTGCTAGTTACGAATACGCCGAAAGGTATAACCTCGGTATCGTTATTGACGTAAGCTAGCGCTATGACTGCGCTCTCGCCGCCCCTTGCTACTTGCCCCGCAAAGGCTCGTTTATCTAAGTATCCCATTATTTACCTCCGAATTTTTTGTTTAAGTCTAGTTTTTCGGGCTTGCTATCATAGAATTTATCTAGCACGCTGCCGCTGTTGTCTTTATTTTTAGCATTTACGCGCATACCCATATAAATAGCTTTAATCTCGCTATCGCTTAGCTTTTTAAGCTCATCGACGTCAAAAGCCTTACTGTCCAAGATAACCGCCTCATAAACACCCCTTGCATTTTTAGCGTCGCTTAGTTTTACGTGGCTAAAATTTGCTTTAGCGTCCGCTACGGCTTCGGTTGTCGCCGCTTCCCCCTTTAGCCTCTCGATCTCGGCTTTTAGCTCGGCGTTTTCTTTTTCCAGCGCCTCGATCTTAGCCTTAAGCTCGGCAATTTGCGCGCTCTCGTCCGCGCCGTCGCCATCCTTAACGCTTTTGGCTTTAACATCGGCTAGCTCGCTTTTTGTCTTTTCTAGCTCGGCGGTCGTTTCGTCTAGCTTGTTGCTTACTTCTTCCGCTCCGCTTAGAGCCTGCTCTAAAAGGTTTACCAGCTCGTTATTTGCCGCGTTGACTTCCTCTACTTTTTCCTTACTTACTTCCTCGCCGTCTTTAAATTTAGCGGCCTTGGCTTTACTTAAAGCCCCTTTTAATGTGTCTAAAAATTTCATTTTTATCCTTTTGCTGTCGCCTAATTTGCACTCCTTACCAGCCCGCCCTTCGGCCACTACTGCTAAATGATTGCCCCTGATGTTCGTTTGCCAAATTTTGCCGTCTCGTTCGATCAGCTTACTATCATATCCACAGCTTACCTCCTTTATGCCTTGTTCTTTTATGATTTTGATCGCTATTTCGTCGTTAATGTATGCGTCGCCTACTAAAAAATCCCCCTCGCGGCGCACGTTTTGAATATGCCCTATGGCGGTGTCTTTCCAATTTTTGGCGGTTACGTCGTCGTCGGGGTGCGTTAGCGTTAAGGGCTTGCCCTCAAAGCTTTTAATCGTTTCAGGATTAAATACTTCTTTTTCATCCCTAAAAACTTTATACACCTTTCCGCTCGTGCGTCCTATTTCCTCGCCTAAATATTCCATCGGGCGAATGCTCGCCATTTTTGCTTTAGTTACTATGTAGCCGTCATTGTTTATTTTAAAATCCATCTAGCCCCCCCAAAATAGCTTTTGCGAAACAACGACATTGTATCTCAACGCCGGGCTTACATTTCGGCTTGTCCGCCTCGCGCTTTATCCACGTTTTGCCGCCGTCTTTGCTATACACCGTATCATCATCAAAACGGCACGTTAGCCCTTGCATATTTGCGTGGGTATGCCTTACGCGCTCGTCTTTGGCAGTTTGCCAAACATAGAGCTTGACGCCTAGCGTCTGCATTCGCTCTTGATCCAGCTCGGCGTTTATTTTTGCCGTTTGGTCGCGGGCTATTAAGCGCGCTCTGCTTTTACTTACGTTTGTGCGCTCGTGGATTATTGCGGCTAAATTTTCAGCCCTGCCGTTTTGTAGGTAGCTTTCGCGGATAGCTTTTTCGACGTCGTTTAGGTAGTCGTTTTTGACCGACGTTATCAGGCTCACGTTTTTGGCGATATATTCGTCTAGTTTGTCCTTTACGGCTTCATCGCCTAAAAGGTTTGTTAAATCTACGTCCGTGCCTTTTTGGATATTTTGAATTAGGCGGTCTTTGTTTGTTTCGTTTGCTGCCTTAACTACGTTTTGGCTTAGCGTTTTTGCGTAATTTAGCGTATCGCTTTTTCTAAGCTCATCTAAAATTTGAGTTGTGTGCTCTATGATCTGCGCGTCGGTAGGATTTAACCCCAAAAACGCCTTTAACCTTTTTAAAATCGCTCCCTTTAGCGCCGCTATTAAAATTAAAAGGGCGTTACGGTATTTTACCTCCGCCCGTTTGCTAGGTTGCGCGGGTTTAAATTCTTTATTGCGCTTTTTGTTAAATAGTTCCGAAAGGGTCGGCTTCATAGTTCGGCTCGTCTAATTTCTGGGCTAGCAGTTCGGCTTCGGTTATGTCGTCCTCGCTAATATTTTTAATTAGCCCCTCATCTTTAAACTCTTTTAAGATCACGGCTTCGGTTATTACGCCTTTATCTAGCAAATTACCCAACGCGGTGCTTTTAACGTTTAGAATTTCGGCTTTTTCTTTGCCGTTTAGGCTGTCGATGCTGTAAAAATCATATTCTAAATTCTCGCCTAAAAGGAAAGGATCGATAAAATCATAAACGGGGCGCAGTATCGTGTTTTGTAATTCGTTGATAGTTTCGTAATATGCGCGGTTGTCTTCTTCGCCGCTACTAAAGCCGCCCGCGCCCTCGCCGAATAATATGCTAATAGGGCGGTTGAGCGCGCCTGCTACTACTATGCAGCTTTTAGCCCAAAGTTCGGCAACGCCCGTTAGGTTGTTTTCTTTTGATAGATATTCGTCCTCGATATCCATTGCGATTGCGTTGGAGTAGCTTTTAGCCGTATTTATCAACCTTAAGCGTTTTAAAATTTCGTCCTCATTGCCAGCCGCTATCTGCTCGTTGTAGCCGCTCATTTTATAAACGTCGATCTTACACTCCTCGATTAGATCGCTCACGCTTAGCGTAATGGCGTCAAACATCTTAATAATATCAAGCGCGGTGGCTATGTCGCTTACACTCTCGCGCTGTTTAACGCCGTAGCTCTTAATGCCCCCTTGGACTATACAAAGGCGGCTAATATGCGTTTTAACTCCTTTAACGTTGTAGATAGTCGGGCGGTTAAATTTGTGTTCTGCATTTCTTGCTTTAAATTCGCCCTTGCCAAAAACGATGAATTGCTTAATAGTTTCGCTCGGGCTTAAGGGGGTTTGATAGGCTTCCTCTGCCGCGTCCGTTACGGCTAAAATAGCCGCCTCGCCGTAAAGCAAAACGTTAAATAGTAGGTCTTTAATTACGCCGTCAGTTTCAAAACGTTTATTCGCGGCGTAAAAATCAGTCTTGCGGGCTTCGTCTATTTCACCCCAATCAATCTCGCGCCCCATTTTTAGCATATCGCCTATCGTCTTTTTGATGTAGCGCTTGGCAATCCAGCCGTTATCGTAGGCGTTTAAAAGCTGCACATTGGTAACCTTTAGGGGCGAATAATCCCTGTTTGCGGTCATTTGCCCCATTTTGGTTACTAAATTTTCTAAACTATCGTTTATTTTTAGCCCCATTTTAGCCCTTTGTTTTTGTTTAGTATAGGGTATTTTTACGGGTTAGTTTCGGCTTGTGATATGCCCCCAAATTCCGATTGATTTATTTTTAAACTGGTTAATCGCCATCGTAAGCGTATCGACTTGGTCGTCGTGCAGATGGCTATTGGTTGCCGTAAATTTCTCGCACTCGTCGATAAAATCGCTAATCCACGCCCCGCTACTAGGCAAATTTACGTATCCGCTCTCGATGTATCCCACGACGTCTAAAACACGCGTGTACTTATCTTTTTGCGGCGTTACGGCTTTTACGGGGATATTGTTTTCTCGTCTTATTTTTTGGATTAGACCCGTACCGCTTGATTTATCCTCAATATAAAACATTAGCCCGGCATAAGTCGATTTATGTTTGGCGTAAAAGTCCTTAGTGGTGTTTTCAAGCTCTACCGCATCCCATTTGCCGCGCTTTAGATCAATCAAATAAACCGAGCTGTCAATACCGAGCCCCGCTAATAGCAAGACGCTGTAATCGTTTTGCTCTCCCGTCTTTTGTGCCGTGTCCATAAAGACGCCTACGCGGTAAAATCGCGGTAAAATATCAAATCTCTTAAACCACGCGCCTCTTATTATCTCGCCGCCTTTCGTCGTAGGGTGCTGCTGATAAAGTGCTGTCCATGCGTAAGAGCCTATCGTATTTTTGATCTTTAAGTAGCGTTCTAGATCGTAACGTTCAGGGTGTAACACCTCGCCCTCTTTGCGGTGTTCCTCGTCGCGTTCGGCGATAGCAGGGAAAGATAAAATTTGCCATTTGTCGCCGCCGTTTCCTATCTCTTTTATCAATCGCCCCGCCAAATCGTCCTCATGCCAGCGCGTCATACCGAGTAATACCCCGCTTTTAGGGCTAAGGCGCGTGTAAAGCGTCGTAACGTACCAGTCCCATACCCTATCTCGAAACGTTGCCGAATTAGCCTCCGCTGCGTCCTTGATAGGGTCGTCGATAATGGAAATATCCGCACCCATACCCGTAATACCGCCACCTACGCCTGCGCTCCTATACGCACCCGCATATCCTACTATTTCAAATATTTCGCTATTTCTTAGCGCGTTTTGCGTTGCGGTTACTACGCGCTTTGAGTTGAGTTTCGTTTCGGGAAAAATATCAGCATATGTGTCGCTCATCATAATTCGCTGTACGTCGCGATTCATACGCGTACTTAGATCGGATGAATACGAGCTGGCTATCATTTGCAAATTCGGGTTTTTTCCGAAAGCCCACGCAGGGAAGGCTCTACTAAATAGCTCGCTTTTGCCGCTTCTAGGCGGCGCAAATATCATTAAGCGCGGTTGTTTGCCGTCTATCACGTCATAATAAAACTGCATTAATGCGTTAGCTATGGCGGTATTAAACCAACCCACTTGATAATTAGGGTTAATTTGAGCTACAAAGCGGATTAAGCTTCGCCTCGATAACTCGTTTTTAATTTGCTTTTGAGAGTATTGCGTCAAGTGTTTCAAGTTCGTCGTCACTTAAATTTGATAGGTCTAATTCATTCTTTACATTTTGTTGCGCGTTGGTATTATTAATAACTGTCTGCGGCTCTTTGCCTAGCACGGTCTCTTTATTGCGCGCAGTGATCCTACTGTGCGCCTCAATGTCTGAAATGGTATCGCTCATCTCTAGCATCTCATCCGCCTTTTTCTGATTGCGTAGGGCGGCATTTTTAAAATAAGTTAAGTGCCTCGTGGCTTCATCTACTAGCTCATTATGCACCTCAATAGAAACAGCGGTGTTTAAAATCGTTTCTTTCGCCGTTCTAACTTCGACGGCTTGGGCTATTAGCTGTTTCTTTGCCCCACCTTTAACCCACTTTTCAGCTACGCTCTTTTTGCTTATGGCTCCCTTTGTGATATTTGTCCTATTCTCAATCTCCGATAAGCTAACCCCGCTTTCGAAATACTCTTTTGCTCTCGCCCATTGCTCGGCGGTTATAATTGATCTTGCCACTATTCGCCCTTTAATTTAATCTCTATCTTTTGTCGCTGTCTTTTTTAAATACTTCGTTTCGCACATCTTGCGCCTATCCTCGCTCATTCTGTGTTTTAATATCCAATCTAACGCCTCTTTAGGCGTGTTTAGTATCGCTCTTAGCTCGGCTTGGTATTTTCTTACTTCGCTTTGCCTTAGGTTATTTATTAGCGTTTCATCCGTGTAGGGGCTTTTAAATACCTCGCGGATTAAAAAAGATAGCTCGGTTAAAAAATAGTCGTCGACTCTCTTTTCCCACTCGGGATAAAATTTATCCAAGACGGCATAAAAAACGCTAAGATGTTGAGTGTTTATATCTAAATCCAATCAACTCTCCTTAAATTCCTCGTCTATCTCGTAAATTTTAACTATTATGCCGCCGCTCTTGCTATATTGGAACTCATAGCTCCCGCTTACATATTTGTCGCTTGCAAATAGCGCGTCGTTCACCCCTTTGGCTACGTTATCGGTATCGCCGTGTGTTTTGTCTTTATAGGTCGCTACTATCTCTACGCGGTAGCGCCCTCTAAGCGCAGGGATAATGCCGTTTTGCTTTCTAAACTCCTCTGCCAAAAATTTTTTCCAAGCGCAATATTTTTTATAATCTTCGCTCACAAATTTAGCCCTCTGCGTTGTCCTTTTATACGGCACGGGATTATAGGCTAGATCCGTGATCTTAAGCTCATAGACTAGCTTCATACTCCGCCCAATTCTCATCCGCCAACCTCTCGTATTTTTCTATGCTCTCGTGTTTGTGCGCGTGGCACCATTGATGGCAAGCTCTACATACTGCGATCAGTTTGCGATCGTCTTTGTCCGCTCCATAGCGTCCAAATTTCACGTGATGCGGCTCGACGCTCGGAGCTCGCCTGCAAATTTGACACACCGGGTGTTCGTAGGCTAGAAAGTTTTTAAATTTTTCAAACTCCGCTTTGGATAGTCTCATCTCGCGCTCCAATACATTTCGTCTTCGTATCTGCCAAGCTTGCCCATATGAGCGGTGCGGGCGGTTTTCTTTGCGCGGCGGACATAATCGTTTGCGCTTCCGCGCCCTACATCAAACTGAAGAAATGCGCCAAAATCGCTACGCTCTGAGCTAAAAAATATAAACGGGTGCCGCAGCATCTCATAAAGCCGTAAAAATTCCCTCATTCGCCAAGGCTTACCTTTCATCACATAGCCGTTGCGATCGGTTTGTAGATAGGGAGGGTCGCATATTAGCACGATATTTTCCTCTTTGTGTACTTCGTAAAGCTCGCTATAATCGCAGCTTATGCGCTCTATGCCATCAAAAAAATCATCCGCTTTCGCAAACAAAGACGCGCCGTTCAGGGTCGAAAAAAGCGCCTTTTTGCTAAGCTCCGCGAAAGAATGCGCATATTGCCCGCTGAAAAGCAGGCGGGAGGATAGAGAAATAAAATCGGGGTTTTCATATTCGGATATGATTTTTAAAATTTCCTCTCTATGAGCTTGCGAAATTTTTTCATCTCTACGATAGAGCTTTAAAAACTCATTGCAGCGCTCTAAAATCTCATTCGTCTGATCAAACTTCAAAAACCGTCCGTAATAATCGTCGTGATCGTTCCAAATTACGCGAGCTTCGGGCTTAACGCGCTTTGTGATATGAGATAATAGCCCGCTACCGCCGAAAAGGTCTAAATAGATCGCGTCGTCGGAGAATTCGCTCAAAACCTCGGCAAATTTTTTCGCGAAATTACGCTTCTGCCCCTGAAAAGGTAAAGGCGCGGAAGTGTAGTAGTCAAAAAAGCCTAGCATACCGACCTCACTTTTTCAAGCAGCTTCGTAAAGCCCTCGGAGTTTGCGGAGGATTGCTTGTTTTCGAGTTTCGGCACCTCCTTAAACCGCTCTGCCTTGTTGCGTTGAGCTCTCTCGATATTTTGCGCTAAAAGCTCGCCTCTATACTCGCCGATAGCGTATTGCTCTTTTAGAAGCGCAGCAAGAAAATCTATCTCGTCTGCCGCAGATATTGCCTTTTTGGTGTTGTCGTTGATAAATTCCCCAAATTCGTTCATCGATATGCTCGTGCAGGTAAACGGATACACGCCGCACGCTACCAATTTGCGCTTGAAGTATTGCACTAGGAAATTTTTAAGCGTCGCAATATCCGAAAACGCGCACCCTCGCTTCAGCAAGCGCATCGTAGTTTCCCTCTGGTATTCGTTTGCGGCATTGATGATCGTTTGGATGGCGTTGTCGTATCTCGTCTTGAAACTGAAAGCGAAATTTGCAAACTCGCCGAGGTCTTTATCCGCGATATTTTTCAGCGCGCCCTCGGCTAGAAATTTCACCTGCATCGGCGTAGCTCTACCTTGAAACAAAATTTCGTTTATAAATTTCTCTTTGTAGCTCATCTGTGATCCTTCATCTCAATTTGTCGGCTACTCCGCAGCCTCTCGTCCTCTATGGCGATTTGCGTAGCTTTATCGTAGATTACGCTCATATCGCGGCTTAGGAAGTTGTTTTTTAGGATTGGATTATCGCTTGCAAACATCGGCACATCGGCATATTCGTCCTCTTTATCGTTATGCCTGTCTATCTTAAGCGGATAGACGTCCTGCCAGCAATTTACGATGCTTTGATCCAGTATCTCGTTTGCCTTGTCCTCCCCAAGCTTTTGAAGTTTTGAAACGATGAGCTTTTTAGCTCGCTCGCTCATAGGCTTTCTGATCTGCTTCCGCATCGTTTCAAAGTTTTTCCAAATTTCGGGATTTATGAACGAGGGGATTTCAAAAGCCTCCTGCTTTTTCGCCTCGCGCGCGTTAGCGAACGATAGCAAGCTACTTTTTAAAGGCTTGTAATATTCTTGGCTTGTATTATTATGGCTTGTATTATTACACATATTATAGCCGTTAACATTTTTGTTAATGGTCGGTTGATCTTTTTGGTAACCGCGGTTAACATTTTTGTTAATGGCGTTGTCATTTTCATCAACGGCGGTTGACGTAGATAGATTTTCAAACGCGACTATTTTTATCTTTCTATTCGTTACTACGGCACCAAATTTTTCATCCTCGGTTTTTATGTAGCCATAATCTCTAAGTATGCCGATTTGCCGCGAGATATTTTCGGGCGTAGTTTTAAATTTCTCTGCTAGGTATTGATTTGAAGCATAGCAATACCCCTCTTTTGCCGACAAAGACGCAATTAGAAGCAGTAGGCGCAGTTGAGACTTTATCCTATCGTCAAAAAGCCATTGATTGAAGCAGATAGCATATCCGCCGCTTAAATTTTCGCTCATATCCTCTCTCCTTTGAAGTATTCGACTATTTTTCCCGCAAGGGCTATCTGTCCCTTGCCAGTGATTTTGGTGGTGAATTTTTGATGCGTGCCAGTGCTGCCTGCGAACGTCTGCGTCGTGACCTCGAAATAGCCTCTGTCGATGTAGCGCTGCATTGGCACGTTGTGGCGCGTGCCTCCGCTGATGAGATAGCCGCTAGCACGCAGGAAGTCAAATAGTCTATTCTGCCCTATCGATACCCCCTCACTGTCGCTTAGCAGCTTGGCGTAGTTGCCTATGAGGATGCTATCGACGCTAGCCTCAACCGATTTGGCGAAGCTCACATATCCCGCATTCGCCGCCTTTTCGGCTTCGAGCTGCTTTCTTTTAGCGCGCTCAGTTTTGAGATTTTGGGCTAGGGCTATGATGGTGTCGGGGTCGTTTAGCACCTCCTCGATCTTGGTGGGGGTCAGATAGCCGCCGTGCTTGCGGATAGCTGGTAGCACGTCGCTAAATACCCATTCTTGGAAAGCTTCCGCTTCAGGCTTGCGGCTTTGAAAAATGAGGCGATACAAATTCGGCTCGTTGATGAAATCCATCCTCTGAATTCCGCCGTTTGTAAGGGTGTCGGTAGTAGCTACCCCCTTTTGATCGAGCCTTGTTTTCGCATCTCGCGAGTTTGCTATGTCTAAAATTTTGCAAACATCGCTCAAGCAAAAATAGGGCTCCCCATTTATTAGCCCGCCTCTAATCTCGAATTTTGAATTTTTAAAAATTTCTAGGTTCATTTATGCCCCCAATTTAAATTTTTTTATCAGCGAATCTGCAATCTGCCCGAGTATCATCTCTACGACGTTTTGGCTCATAGCATTCCCCACCTGCTTGTATATCTGCGTATCGCTCACTACGATTTTGAAATCATCATCTATGCCTTGCAGGCGTAGGCACTCTCTCGGAGTGAGTTTGCGTATGCGCTCGCCTGAGAGTGGATTGTTTTGCGCGAAAGAATTTGAGCTGATCGTAGGACACAACTCAAGCTCGCCACCTTTGTTGGAGCCTCGCGCTCTTTGGATGATGAAAGTGTCCGTCCTACGACGACCGGAATTTGTAGTTAGCGTGTTACTTATGCCGAATTCCGAAACCGGGCGGAATTGCCTTTTAAATTTTGGATTTTCTCGCCTCAACCAGGCAATCGCGCGCTCGCTCAAAAAGTATTTTTCATCTACAAAGGGCTCTAGCATATCCCCAAGCGTGAGTTTCAAAGGCTGTTTCGGCGCGAAACGAAAGGAAAAATATCTATCCGCATCAAGGAAGCCGACTATATAAAGCCGCTCTCTGTTTTGAGGGATACCGTAGTCTTTGGTGTTGAGAATTTCGGCGTGGCAGTGATAGCCTAGATTGCGTAAGGCGTTTAGAAAGCTCACATAGGCTCTGCCTTTTTCGATTGACAGAAAGCCTCTCACATTCTCAAATACGAAAACCTCCGGGCGGCATTCTTTCGCTATTCGGTAGTATTGCCAGATGAGATTGCCGCGATCCCCTCCCGTGCCCGCTCGCTCTCCCGCGATAGAAAAGTCTTGGCAGGGGCTACCGCCTACGAGCACATCTATTTGTCCGCGATACCTCGTAGCGTCTAGGGTGCGGACATCCTCATAGAAAGGCACGTTTTGGTGGTTGAGCGCATTGGCTTCATAACTACGGCGCGCAAATTTGTCGATTTCGCAAGCAAATATCGTGCTGCTACAGCCGAAAACCTTGCGATACGCCATCTCCGCTACGCCGATACCTGAAAAGATAGTCGCAATATGCAAAATATCATCCTTTCTTTTTCTTATACCTGATTTGCGTATCGATGTCCTCTTCTTCATCTTTATACTCTTCCGTAATGAAACCGATCGCGCTCGCGCTTCCGCCTAGTTTATCGACCTCCTCTCGAAGCTTCTTTATCGCGCGCTTAAGCTTTTTAATCTCGCGTTTGACTTTCACGTCCTGCTCTCCAAATCCCTACGCAAAGCGCGATTATCCCGCCGATGGCAAAAGCAAGGTCTGTGGTCATTGAGAAGCCTTTTCGTCTTGCTCTTTAATGTATGACGGAAGACTTGCGCCCCACTTATCGTATGGGTGCTTAAGTTCTCTGTAGGCGTCAAATCTAACATCCCCGTTGGGTTTTTTGTCATTTGTTCCAGCCAAATAGACACCAATTGTTCCGCTAGAATGATAATATTTGCGTAAAAATTTTTTCAATTTTTTTCTATATGTAATCTTTTCCATAACCTTATATTACTATTTGTTAGATT